AGGTTGATATTTCATTAAAATATCTTACCAGAGGTTGATATTTCATTAAAATATCTTACCAGAGGTTGATATTTCATTAAAATATCTTACCAGAGGTTGATATTTCATTAAAATATCTTACCATAATCGCTCTTTTCGCCCCGCACCTTTTGTTGATGTAATTTAATTTCGCAACTTAATCTATTCTTACATAACTCATCATCCTGAAAGATATTCAGTAAAATATTCTTAATTGTACTATCCCCAGGATATTCACTTTGTTTATCTTTATAAAGTGTTTTTAATGAATCAAGTATAAATGTCTGTATATGGGTTTTGCGATCATCATATAAACTATGAATTACTTTATCTATTTCTCCTTCTGGTATAGTTTGTATACTATTATCAGTCAAATATTTTTCATAATTTGTTTTTACATAAAAATGAATTAAATCCCTAATAGTATTCTGAAGACTCATATATAATTTAAAGATACTATATTATTTTTAAATAAACTTAAGTTTATTTAATTATATTAAATAATTTGTATTAGTAATAAATGATAAATTTCATTAAATATTTTTACAGATATACTTCACTTATATATACATTATATGATTATGCTACAACAGATAATGCGAATAAAGACATGGTATTATTAGATAAATTAATTGAAAAGATAAAATCTTGTGGTTCAGTTGCGATTAAATTTTGTCAATGGTCTATTCCTAAACTAGAGGTCATGCATCTTGAAAGAGAAGATATTCATAATAATATCAAACCATTATGGCTGAAAAGATTCGAAGCATTTTATGAAAATTGTGAAACTCATGATATAAAATATACTTTAAATGAGTATAAAAAATCATTTAATAGAGATTTAACTTCTGACTATGATATACTTGATATAGTTGGTTCTGGTAGTATTGGTCAGGTTTATTTAATACAAGATAAACCATTGACTGAGTTTTCCGAATCAAAGAAATATATCATGAAAATAGTTCACCCGAATGTCAGAAATGAAATTTATTATTTTAGGATTTATTACAATATAATCAAAAGAATACCATCTATAAAGAGATTTATCAACAAGAATTTCCCATTTGATATTAACGGATTTATAGATAGTTTTGATGAACAGAGCAATTTTATTAATGAAAGCAATCATTTATTATCATTTCATGAAAACTATCTTGATAATGATTTTATCATTATACCAAGACTAATCAAATGTTCAAAAGATATAATTATTATGAGTTATGAAGAAGGAGTTTCTTTTGATGATCTGCGGTGTGATAAATATAATAAATATAAGGTAGCGCTTTTATTAACTTCATTTATAAGAAATAATCAGCGGATAACTAATCTAAATCATGGAGATTTACACAAAGGAAACTGGAAAGTAAAAGTAGAAGATGGTTCTTACAAACTTATTGTTTATGATTTCGGATTTTCATGGAAAACTCCTATATCTAAAAAGAGAGGCATTGAACAAATTACTGAAGTTTTTGAAAAAGCCGATTGTAATAACGTAGATATAGACAAAATGGCATATGTATTTGAATTATTAATTAAAAATGGAGAAGATAAAACTGAACTAGTAAAACAATATTTACGCGATAATCTCAGTGACATCAGACCATGGATTTTAGATCCACATCGGATTTTTAGACTCGCGATTGACATGTGTGTTTTATATAATATGGAAATTGACCCAGTTTTGATACAGGGTATAATTATTGTAATACAGTGTGAAAAAATATTCTGTGAATATCAATTCGCATCAACAAAAGAGCACACTATTGAATCCACTGAAGTTTATCGGAAAAAATATTTAGATTTTTTAGCTTATTATAAAACAAATAATATCTTTCAAGATTATTCAAAATTGATTACAAAAAGACTAAATGATGAGCAAACTGAAATAAATAGTATTTTTGATTGTAACGAAATGCCCGATAGTATTAAGGCTCTAGCATTGAAAAATGTATAAATTTGATTTTTTAAATTACCTAAAGTTTTAAGAAAGTATTTATATTTAATATGATCGATGATTCATACACCGAAAAAATCATCGACCAATATTTCAAACGAAGCAATATTCTAGTAAATCACCATATTGAATCATATAATGAACTGATTGACAATATCATTCCCAAAATTTTATCTCAGTATTTCCCATTAAATATAACTGTCAATAACGAAAAAATTAATAATATTGAAATTGAGATCGTAAATATTAATGTAAATAAACCATATTACACAGAAAATAATGGTTGTAGTAAGATTATGTCTCCTCATATAGCTAGAAAGAGAAACTATACGTATTCTATATCTCTAAACTTAGATATTAATATCACCTACTATATCAAAGAAAATGATTCAATTATCATGCTACCATCTAAATTACTCAAAGATATTCTACTTTGTAAAATTCCTATTGTAGTGAAGAGTAAATATTGTGTTTATAAAGACGATTTACTATCAGAATGTAAATATGATACTGGTGGATACACAATCATAAATGGAAATGAAAAGGTTGTAATAACTCAGGAAAAGGTTGTTCCGAATATAATTCAGATTTATCAGAATAATAAGATTTCATCTAAATATAAATTCACGAGCGAAGTCAAATCATGTAGTCCAAACACATTTGGACTAACACGTAGTCTGACTATCAAGATTACAAACAAGGAATCTATTTATGATAATAATATTCTCGCTCAGTTTCCACACTTAAGAAAAGACATACCTATTGTGATACTATTTAGATTATTGGGATGTTTAACAGATAAAGAAATTATATATAATATTATTGACAATAACAACTCTGAAACAGATAAATTAATGATTAAAATTTTACAAAAATCTATCCGAGATTATTCCGAATATAAAACTGAAAATGACGCATTAGAATACACATTACATCATTTTAATCATAGTAACAATAACTTTTCAAAGGATGTCAAATATGATTACTGTAAAAATATCGTCAAAAAAGATATCTTACCACATTTAGAAGATAATGTTTCAAAAATACAATACATCGGTTTAATGATTAATAAACTGTTAAAATGCTATCTAGGTATTGAAGAATGTAGTAATCGTGATAGTTACAACAATAAGAGAATAGAAACAACCGGTGTTTTAATGGGTAACTTAATCAATCAATGCGTCTCTCGGATTACAAAAGATATTAAGTCTTCAGTTATAAAAGAAATATCATTAGGTTTACTAAATGCGAATAACGATTATAGTAATATTATTAATGATGTTAATATCTCTAAAATGATAAAATCTAATTATATTGAAACCGTATTAAAAAGTGCATTAGCAACTGGTAATTGGGGTATGAAAAATAACATTAACAAGCAAGGTGTATCTCAAGTATTGAATCGCTTAACATTTATGAGTACTCTATCTCACATGCGGAGATTAAGTACTCCAGTAGATAATACAGGTAAACTAATCGCACCAAGAAAACTTCAAAATTCACAGTGGGGATACATTTGTCCGACCGAAACACCTGAGGGTCAATCAGTTGGCGTAGTTAAGAACTTATCCATGATGTGTGAAATAACAAATGATATACCGAAAGAACATTATATTTCATATATTGAAGAATTTATCATCAAGTTAAGTAATATTGATATTTACAAGATTAATAAGACATCATTAAGCAAAGTGTTTGTAAATGGCGAATGGATTGGATATACAGAAGAAGTATTGGAATTAATAACTAAAATGAAAGATTTAAGAAACAAATGTATAATACATCCTTATATATCTGTATCATATTCCAACAAAGAAAATTCAATCTATATATTCTCAGATAGAGGGAGATGTACGCGTCCATTATTCAAAAGTTGTGCTAGAAATATAAAACCAGAAAATATTAAATGGGGTAATTGGGAATCTATCTTATTAAACAATGATTTCATTGAATATATCGATTTTCATGAAGTTAATAATAGTTTAATAGGGAACTATTTAACACAGAAGGATAGAAACTATACTCATTATGAAATGAATCCAACTTTAATCCTAGGTAGTATCGCTAATACGATCCCATTCTTGAATCATAATCAAGCACCAAGAAATACATATCAATCAGCTATGGGAAAACAAGCAATCGGTGTTCATTGTACAAATTTCAATCAAAGATTTGATACATTTGCTCATGTATTACATTATTCTCAAAAACCAATGATTAATACTAAAATCATGAAATATCTTAATTTCAATAGTCTTCCCAATGGAAATAATGTGATTGTAGCTATTGCCACATATAGTGGATATAATCAAGAAGACAGTGTTATTATCAATCAATCGGCAATAGACAGAGGATTATTCTCATCAACATTTTACAGAACCTACAAAGATGAAGAACAAAAAAATCAAATCACTGGAGATGAAGATAAATTTTGTAAACCAGATATTAGTAAACTATTATATCCTAAACCAGCAAATTACGATAAACTAAGTAGCGATGGTCTTATAGAAGAAAATACGAATATATCACCAGATGATATTATTATTGGAAAGGTTATTCCTATTAAGAATAAAGAATATAATTATAGAGATTGTAGTACAACTCCCCGTGTAAATGAACATGGTATCATAGATAAAAATTATGTAGATATCAATAGCGATGGTTACAGATTTTGCAATGTTAGAATCAGGCAAATTAAAGTCCCTCAAATTGGAGATAAATTTTCAAGTAGGCACGGGCAAAAGGGAACAGTTGGTATGACATATAGACAAGAAGATATGCCTCGTACAAAAGATGGTATTGTTCCCGATATTATCATGAATCCACACGCTGTTCCTAGCAGAATGACAATTGCCCAGCTATTAGAATGTATCTTAGGGAAAACATGCTCTGAATTAGGTTATCAAGGGGATGGTACTGGATTTAATAATACAGATGTTAATGATATAATTAATAAGTTAGAATCTTGTGGTTACGAAGGAATGGGCAATGAAGTATTATACAATGGATTTACAGGAGACCAATTAAAAACATCTATCTTCATTGGTCCTACATATTATCAAAGGTTGAAACACATGTCAGCAGATAAAGTTCATAGCAGAGCAAGTGGTCCGATTGTGTCTATGACAAGACAACCAGCTGAAGGCAGAATGGCTCATGGTGGTCTCAGATTTGGTGAAATGGAGAGAGATTGTATGATTGCTCATGGAGCATCATCATTTCTTAAAGAAAGATTAATGGATGTATCAGATAAATACAGTGTATATGTCTGTAATGAATGTAATATGATATCAACTGGAAATAATAAAGAAAGTATCTATGAATGTAAAAAGTGTAATAATTATGGAGATTTTACTAAGGTTTATATCCCATACGCTTGTAAGCTTCTTATTCAAGAATTAATGACAATGAGTATTGGTCCGAGAATCTTAACAAACTAAATTTGATTTCAAAAATCTATAGTAAATTAACAAACACTCATAATTATGGATACTCCTAAGGAATCATCAAAACAAATTGAGATAAAAGAAAAGCAAACCGAGAAAAAATCTAAATCAGAAAGATGCCAACATCCCCAATGTAAAAAGAAACTCAAAATGATGAGTTTCACATGTAAATGTGAATTAAAATTCTGTGTAGCTCATCAAAATCCACATAGTCATAACTGCTCTTATGACTACAAAACCGAAAAATGTAAGTTAGTAGAACAAAATAATCCAAAGTTAGGTAGTAAAATGGTCAAAATCTAAATTAGTAGTATAAATTAATTAAATTATTTTTTATTTAAATATTATGATTATCTCATTTAATATGAAAGATAAAAAGAAAATGAGAAATACCAAAAGAAATAATAAAAGATTAAATCGCCGAAATAAACTAAAAATAAAA